TCATGACAGAATAAATCAAATAACATGGGACAATGAGGTTAATGCTTCTCGTTTAGCTAGGGAAAAGGCTTTAGATAAGCATAAGATACCTCATCAAAGGGGCATTCCTTCTCAGCCTGAAGAACCTTTACCTTTAATGGACTCTGTATCTGAATTGTTACATGCAATTAGATTCCGAAAGAACTAATGTATGTATACTATCAATATCAAGCATAAGGGTGATAAGGAGGTTACTACTTATACTGTTTATCGGGCTAAGGAAGCTAAGAAGAATGATATCGACTATAAATACTGGAAAGATGCAGACACAGGTGACTACGCTATTTCAGATGACGATTTCGTGGCTAAAGTTATTAGTCGCCGTGAGTATCCAGGTAATCGTTCTAATACTAACATCTATCTTCGCTTTCCTTGGGGCTATACGTTTTTTAGTCCTAAGTATCCGTCAAAACGGCTTAACGTCCGGGGTAGACAAACTAATACGACTTTTACGGGGAAAAGCTACATAGAAGTACAATCCGGACAGGACAAGATGAAGAACTTGTCCGCTATGTTCGCATTGAAGCCTGATTATGACCTTGCCATAGAATGGGCAATGGGTGCAGTAACACCAAGTGAAAGGCGCAAATGGAAGAGAACAATGAAATCGGAGGTTTTCAAAACTATGGTAAGAGATGAACGGCAAAAACTATTGCAAGACCATGAGCTTACAGAGGATTATACCTTTGAGCTTATGAAAGAAACCATTGAACTTGCCAAAGAAAAGAAGGATGTATCTAATCTTATGCGCGCAGTAGAGAATCTACAGGACCTACATGGTATGAAAGATAAGGATATGGTTAAAACAGTTGATAAACTTGAATCTAGTTCAGCTTCCAGGCTTATCGACGAACTTCGGGAGGAAGAGCAGCATTTAATAGCAACACGCACTACTATCGAAGAGAAACCACCAGATGAGCAGCCTGAAACAACTTGAAGAACGTATAGAAGCTCTCGAGGAGGATTCGCACCCTCCAGTCGCTTGGCAAGAGAAACTTGACAATTTAGAATCAGAAATTAAAGCATTAAAAGATTTATTAGATAAATACGGAATATAGATGGATTATGAAGAACAATATGAGCAGAAAAAGGTCTATGAGAAGTTATATAAGAATATGGCTCTCTTTGGACGTATTTGCTTTCCTACTGCTCTTCGTAAAGAGATACCCCCTTTCCATCAGGACATCTACCGAAATTTAGCCGATGCACGAGTTCCTAGAGTAGCAATCGCTGCTCCCAGAGGAACTGCTAAATCCACTACCACAAGCTTGATATATCCTTTATGGAAAGCAGCTTTCAAGCGGAGTGATGAAGACTTATTTATAGTTATCATCTCTGAATCCCAAGCGCAATCAATCAACTTCTTATCTAGAATCAAGTTTCATCTGAACAGTTCGGAGAAGTATGCCGAACTATTTGGCGACCTCGGCCCTGCAACTGCAAAGCGTTGGACCAACACTGACATAGTACTATCAAACGGTACAAGAATTGTCGCCGTTGGAACAGGACAGCGTGTTCGTGGTTTTATCGAGGGTGACACTAGGCCTAACTTAATTATAGTAGATGACTTTGAATCTGAGCTCAATGCTTACACTATTGAAGCTAGATTAAAAAACCGTCGTTGGATGACGGAAGCAGTTATACCTTCCCTATCAGATGATGGGAAGATTGTAATGATAGGTACTGTTATCTCTGAAGATTGTTTTCTGTACTGGGTTAAGGAAAGCTCTGCTTGGGAGGTGTTATGGTATGCTATTACAGATGAAGATGGTAAATCTATTTGGGATGAAAGATTCCCAGCTGAACGAATTGCTCAGATAGAGGAGGAATATCGTTCAGTGGGTAATATCAATGGGTTCTATCAGGAATACATGAATATTGCTCAATCTCCTGAGAGTGCCCCTTTCAAACCAGAATGGATGAAATTACATCATTATGATTATGAAATACGCACTGGACAGGGATGTATGATACGTACTGTAGCTGATGAAGAGAAGATTATACCTGTTGATGTCTATTGCGGGGTAGACCCAGCATCAAGTCTTTCAATGAGGGCTGACTTTTTTGTTATAGCTGTTATTGGGGTAGATGCCGAGGGTAATCATTATATTATAGATATCTTTAGAGATAGAATAACTCCAGACAAGCAACCACAGAAGATACTTGACATGTTTAAGAAGTATCGTCCTCGG